TTAGGTAGTGCATTCTTCCCTAAGATTAAAAGTGGTGATATTGTTTTATTTCCTGGTCATATGTTTCATGGAGTCACTCCACATGAGAGTGATGAAGTTAGAATTACAATGTCTGCCAACTTCGATCTTAAGGTTGAAGATGAACAACCTCTGAATGCTAGATGACAGTAAAACTTAAAATCGTTGATAATTTTCTACCTAGTGGTGATTATCATCAAATCAAAGAACATTTAATAGACAAACCAGACATTCCTTTTAATTTTTATGAGGGAAAAGTATATGGGAAAGATGCAAATAAAAATTTGCAAGACTCTCACATGTGTCATGCTTTTTATCATTTGAATAGGTTTCCAGCAGAACCTACAGCAAGTCAATATTTGGGTCTTTTGTTACCTATTATTGCTCGTTGTAGAGTCCTTGCTATTCATAGGATTAAATGTAATCTTGAATTACATGGAGGTAGTGAACCATATCAAAGTGAATATCATGTTGATTGGGAAAATGAGGAAGATATAAAATCCAATATGCAAGCAGGAATATATTATGTCAACACTAATAATGGTTATACAGAGTTCAAGGATGGAGAAGAAGTAAGAAAAGTTGAATCAGTTGCAAATAGAATGGTATTTTTTGATGCAGAACTTTCACATAGAGGAGTCTCAGCAACTGATACTAGATATAGATGTGTAATAAATTTTAATTGGTTTACTTGGTCAAACTATTATAAATTTGATCAGAATTTCGATACCTACTACTAACCTACATAAAAACGAGGGAGTACAAAAGATCTCTACTTAGAAAGAGTGCCCTCCATACATATTATTTTCATTATGTTTCAACCTATTATTCAAGAAAATTTTCTCGATAAATTTTACTTCCAATACCTAGATGATTGGGTTCATAGTTATGCTATCGAGTGGAAATTTAACAAAAACGTTTCTAAGCACCTCGCTACAATAGGTGAGTTAAAGGAAAACGATTTATATAAAATTGGATGCAGTAGAGGTTTATATGACCCATCTAAAGGATTAGGATTCAATGGTAGTGAATCTGAAATGCTCATACCTGCTATTCTTAAAATGGAAGAAACATTTGTTGGTGTGCCTGCATCTTGCTGTAGAGCAAGATTAGATATGACATTCGTAACACATCATGGGGTGAAACATAATCCACATACAGATCACCCAATGCCTCATTGGACTGCCATACTATATTTTTCTGATACTGATGGCGATACTATCATATATAATGAAAGGAGAGATGGGATTACAAGGCATAGTCCCAACTTAGATAATGATGATGACTTGACAGAACTGGTAAGAATAACTCCAAAGAAAAATCAACTCGTATTTTTTGATGGATTACACTATCATACAGGTCATTCCCCAACTACAACCAGTAATAGAATTTTACTAAACGTGAATTTTAATAAGGTATAATGGCATTCTTAGTACACCCTCTTCCTCCTATACCTGTATTCGTTAAGAAAGAATTTCTTTACGATCATCAAAAAGGGCATGGAGAATTGACACCTGGCATTTGGATCTCAGTTAAAAGTGTTCAAGCAAAAGCACTTTACTTTGAAACTATGTTAACTGATTACGGTGCATTATATGATAAACTACCTCTTAGTGCTTTTGTATGGACAGAAGACTTTGATAAAGATAATCAATTAGAACTAGATGTTCTTGAACTCTGGGATTGTTTTGATTACAATATAACAGTTCTCCGTAAACCTATCTTAGGTAGATGCGAGTTCTTTGGCAAAGATAAAAAAATGCACGCTGGTGAATATGAATTTACGATTGACACTGGGCATCCTGATCAGTCAGTTATTGATACTAACTTTTCTGAGTTGGACCCCGAACATAAGTCCTTTAATGTCATTGCCCTCGACAACGGACAATATGCAGCTCAACCAAACAACCGAGTAATTTGGAGGGATTGTAGTTTAATCCCAGATAATTTGAAGAAACCTGACTTCAAAGTTTGCACTCAGAACTACGCTGTAGAAACTGAACCTAAATGGTGGACAGTTGGACATACAGATGAGTGGCAATATAAAACAAAAGAGGAAGAGGAAGAAGAAATCGATCTTACAGGCGGTTAACTTTCTTTATAAATAGACCTGTAGCCATAAGTGTAATTATTCGTGGGAACCCGTAAAATATCACAGTTAGATACAATATCCGATTCAAACTTGTCGGGAGAGGCAATTCTTCCTATCGTAGTTTCGGATCCATTGATCCCTAACAGAAAAGCAAAAGTCAATCAGTTGTTTAAAGGTCTTACTCAAGGATCAAAAACAGATCCTGGTCTAGCTTTTGATTTGGACAGAAATACTGGGTTGTATCAAAATGCCTACGATCAAATTGGACTTGCCTTTGGTACAGGTGGACTATATTTCTCTAGAATAGCAGGTGCTGGTGGCAGTGCTGCTCTTTATATGACTGCAGTTGATGATACTGCTAGTAACGCTGACATAGTATTAGCACCAAAAGGTGCAGGTGCTGTTAAAGTTACAGGACAATTCTCAATTACAGATGAATCATTTATACTTGAAGACTCACAAGGTCCTAAAGCAAGATTTGAGATAGGTAATATAGGAACTGGAACAAATACAAGAATTTTCACACTACCTGCTATCACTGCAGGCAATGGAACTACATTTGTTGGAGACGATACCACTCAAACTTTAAGAAATAAAACTATTCTTATTGACGAAGATAACTTTGTTATCGTAGATGGTCAAGAAGAAGCAGTGTTTCAAATCAACTGGGCAACTACAAATGATGCTCGTAGGAGATATTTCTTACCAGACGCAGGTGCTGTAACAACAACAGTTGAACCTACAGCGACAGATTCCACACTTTTAGATACAAAGACAGAGCAAACTGTTCTATCTAAAACTTTGGTTAATCTCAAACTTGCTGCAAACGCTGAAGTTGCAACAAATTGGGCACAGTTCAATACCTCTTTATTAGATGCAAATAGAATCATAACTGTTCCTAATCAGAGTTTTACTTTGGTTGGAGAAGATTCTACTCAGATTCTTAAGAACAAGAACATTGAAACTCTAGTTCTTCAAGACCCTACAGATGTTACTAAGAAGATTACCTTTAGTGTTGCTAACCAAAATACAGGAACTAACAGAACCTTTGAACCTCCCTCTTCTGGGATACTAAATACTTCGGGTAACAGCACTTTTGTCACAGCGAGTGCTATACAAACATTAACAGACAAGACACTACAGCAACCTAAACTTAAGGAGAATGAGTTATCAAGCTCCTATACTGTTACGTTTAGAACTGATAATGTTACTGCTGATAGGGTTATTAGATTCCCTGATGCTGACGCAACACTTCTTTCAACTGAAAACGTAACGGTTGATGATGTTACATTTGGTGCAGGTCTTGCTGCAGCGAACTTAACTGGTCGAACCAGACTACAACAATACTTCTATTCTGGATTTAATTAAATGGCAACTCAAGGTCAACTAGCAAATTCAAAGCCTGCAGCGAACACTAATACGTTACTGTATAGTTCGCCTATAGACTCATCCGCAAGCACAGTGTTGACTGTTGCTAATGACGGTACTGGATCAACATGGGCAGCAGCAATAAAACATTACGATCAAAGATTGGTATTAGATGCAAGCACATATAAACTTCATAAAGGAGATTTAGTATCTAATTATAGATTTCTTTTAAACGCAAATTTCGATAACACTGCTAGTATTACTGCTGGTACAGTTCTTACTTCTTCAGATAGAGAAAAAACTGCAAAGTTTGAATCTTTTTATGTTCCTGATTTTACGGAAGTATTTGTAAAGTCATTCTCAATGAGAATAGTTACACTTCAATCAGTCAGTGGTGGTGCATTTGCAGTCGGTAATACACTTACGATTGGAACCGCACCTAACACATCTACCGCAGTTGTATATGATGTAACGACTGATGAAGAATTAAACACAACTACAGTAAAAATAGGTCCTACTACACTTAATGGAACTGGTGGTGGATCAGGAACTTCTGGTGAGTTCGCAGATGGTGACTCATTAAGTAATGGAACTGCATCTGGAACTATTGCTTCTGGTGGTATTGGAGCAGCAAATCCAGAATTTGTTTTTTCCACTACAACTTCTGGTGGCACATATCAAATGGCAAGTTATACACAACTGTCATTTTTCGCTGATAGAGCATATCGTTATAACGTATCAGACACAACTATGAGTGGTAGAGATTTTAAGTTATCTACTACAACTAATGGAGAATATGGTCCTGACGGAGACGCAGCAACAACTGCTGACAATGGAACCGAATTTACTACAGGTAAAACAAGTAACGGAACTGCAGGTTCTAGTGGTGCATATGTTCAGTATAACTTTGGTGCAGCAGCAGATGTAACACTACTTTATTTCTATGATGGTGGAACTGGAACTGCATCTAACGCTAACTATGGTGGTGCTGACAGATATTTCCAAATTAGTGATAGTGTTGAGTATAGTGGTATTTACGTTTATGACGTAACAGGAACTTGGACAACCTCAGATACTTTTACAGTTGAAGGAACTACTTACACTACTAGCACAGTTACTACAGGTCAATATGGTTATGTGTATGCATACTCATCAACCAATTTAGATATTATTCTCGGACCTGGATCGGCAGTATTCTCTGGATCGGAAACATTCTTTGATGTTCCTGCCTTAGGTGGTGCAACCCGAACTAAAGTAACTGTTAGTTCTATTGGGGTAGCACAAACCGCACTTGAAGGAGATGAATATCTTGCTCAAGGTGCTGCTAACGCTAATAGTGCGATTAGTAAAATTACATCATTGGTTGTAGGACCTGGTGAAAGAGTAATCGTCAACAGTACTACACAAAACAATACTTTCACACTGATGGGATTTGAAGATATTGCAACTTCATTCCCTGTCAAGAAATATGATAGAGTTGCACCAACCTAATTGGGGTGGTTCTATTGACCAATAAATACTAAAAAAGCAGCGTAAGTAATGTCATTAACTAGACTAAAGAACATTATTACGTCCAGAACAGGACGTATTATATACGTCAACCCTGACGACTTTGATGCCTCTGATGCGATTGATAACAGAGGTAACTCTGCCTTGCGACCTTTTAAGTCAATACAAAGAGCATTTTTAGAGGTAGCAAGATTTTCATATAGAGTTGGTTTAAGTAATGACGAATTTGATGCCTTCAGCATCATGTTATATCCTGCTGCATATATTGTTGACAATAGACCTGGTGATGTTTTATATACAAACGTCGCACCGATTGATGAAAACTCAAATTTAGATTTAACTTCACCTAATAACGTATTATATAAGTATAACTCAGTTGAAGGTGGTATCATAGTTCCCAGAGGTTGTTCTCTAGTTGGAACTGACTTACGTCGTACAAAAATTATTCCTAAGTATGTTCCATATCCTACAGTCTATGCTGCAAAAGGCATTAACACAGAAAGCCAAGTCCCTCCAAGAACAGCAGTCTTCAAAGTTACTGGTGGTACTTATTTCTGGCAATTCTCTTTCTTCGACGGTGCTGAAGAAGGTGTATTCTTCAAACCTGATAGCGTAGAAACTATACCTCCTAAGTTTTCACACCATAGACTTACTTGTTTTGAGTTTGCTGATGGTTTGAATTCATTATCAACTCTTATTACAAATGGCACAGTTCCTAATGCAGATTACTCTGCAGTTGCAAATATTTTAGAAAGAACTGACTTAGAAATATACTATCAAAAGGTATCAAAAGCATTCGCAACAATTCCTGATACATCTGGAGATCCTTCTGTTGACCAAATACAGGCAAGAGTTGAGGAAAACAGAATTGTTGGTCCTATATCTGATGAATATAGAGTACTACAAATCACTCGTAATGGTAATACAGCGACTGCAGTTACAGTTGATGAATTCGACAACCCAAGAAATCACGGGTTCTCTGTTGGTGTAAACATCAATATTAGTGGTGTAACTGGTTCGACAGGTCCTCAGTCTGAAGTTGACGCTAGTTTATACAACGGGTCATTTACTGTTACTTCTGCATCTGGTAACGTATTTACATATCAAATGGCATCTGAACCAACTGGTAATGCAGTCGGTTCAAATATTACGGTGAAGACTGAGATTGATACTGTTGACTCTGCATCACCATACGCATTCAACCTATCACTAAGAAGTGTATGGGGTATGAACGGTATGCACGCTGATGGTAGTAAGGCAACTGGTTTCAAATCAATGGTTGTTGCTCAGTTTACTGGACTGTCACTACAAAAAGATGATAGAGCATTTGTAAGATATAACGCATCAACTGGTAACTATGACGTTGCAACATCTGGTGATGGTGCACATTTAGATGGTTTCGCTGAATATAGAAAAGGATGGGGTCACGAGCATATCAAGTGTTCAAATGACTCATTCATACAGGCGGTTTCGGTGTTCGCTGTTGGATACTTTGGTCACTTTACTGCATTAAGCGGTGGTGATATGTCAATCACCAACTCTAACTCTAACTTTGGTAATACTGCATTAAGATCAGCAGGTTTCAAAGCAAAAGCATTCTCAAAAGATAAAGCAGGTGCATTAACACATATCATACCCCCTAAAGCACTTAATGTTATTTCCACGACTGCAACTGGAACTAACGGAGCATCTACGATAACACTTACAAATGATGGTAGTGTTAATGGTGTCATTGAAGGTATGACTGTATCAGGAACTAATATTGGAGTAGGAGCTATAGTTGGGTCAGTCAACACAAATACTAGAGTTGTTACACTCACAGCAACTAACACAAACACAGTCAATGGAAACGTAATCTTTGGAGAAGAGACATCTATTAACTGGGTTAACATTGATATTCAAAGAACTAAAGTAATTAACGCTGCACTTGCAGGTCAAGGTGGCACACCAGGTACAAGATTATACTTATATGGTTATACTGTTGAAGCATCTGCACCAACTACAAGAGTACAGGGTTTTGCAGTCGGAGCAAGACAAGACGGAACTGGTGCTGGAGCTATAGCAGATAAGATTAACTGTTTACTTGTAGCACAAGGAGCAACATCTGCAACAGTCCAATCAGCAAGCATATCCCCTTATGGACCTAGTGTTTCTGGTTTATCTGCTGGCACAACAGGTTCTCCTATTCAATATGATAGTAATACATATACAATTAATGGTGTAGCAGGTAGAGTTGGTGGGTGGTATCTATCAGTCAGCTCAGTTGATAATGGAATCTATACTACACTATCAACTAACACACAATACAATACTGTAAACTTCACACCTACAACATTCTTAAAGAGGATCCCCGATCCAAGAGACTTACAAGATAGAACATATAGAGTTCGCTATGTAATTGATAAGAATAAAACTAATCCGTTACCTAGAGACCCTATCTCTGGTTATGTAATGCAACCATTGAATACAGATGCAACTGCATATAATCTACAAAGATGTTTCTACATCTACGATATTGAGGTAGTTCAACCATTTGTAAGAGGTGTAGATGACGGAATCTATTATATTACTCTATTGTGTGGGTCGATTGCACCTACAACTTCTAACTTTGATGATAGAAAATTCTCACAGAACGTCAATGAAGTATATCCTACATTTGATAGAGATAATCCACTTGCAGACCCAGACGCTGCTGTATCAGTAGCAGATAACGAAGTAATTGGATTGGTGAACGCTACAGATGGAGCATCACCGACACCAAATAAAGATCCAAAACGATCTATTACTAAGGAAGCGATTGAGTTCTTACTAGCAGATACAGGTTGGACACAACCAGGTACTACACCTAACTATGACTCTGTTAACAAGAGACTGTCTGGTGTTAGATTGACTGCACAGGCAGGTGAAGAAGAAGTTAGAAAGATTAATATTAGAGAGGACAATACAGGAACAGTCGCACCGATTAATGTAGAGTTTAGAAGACACTCAATTCTAAGATCAGGTAACCATACGTTTGAATATCTTGGTTTTGGTCCAGGTAACTACTCAACTGCATTCCCTCAAACACAGGTAGAGACATTATCACAGAACCAGATCAGATTTTCACAGTCAATTAAAGAAGAAGGTGGAGTTTCATTCTACTCAGGACTGAACTCAAATGGAGACTTATTTATTGGTAACCAAGTTATCAACCCTGTTACAGGTCAGATCACTAACGAAGATATTGCACAGTTGAATGTTGTTGGAGAAGAGAACACAACTATCGAAACCTTCTCTGAATTGGTATTGACTGATAAACTGACTGTAATTGGTGGAGCATCAAACCAATTAGAATCAATATTTGCAGGTCCTGTTACATTCCAAGGATTAACAACCTTTACAAATAATATTCAAGCAAGAAAAATATCTTACTACAACCAAGATGGTACTGTTATTAAGACAACTTTACTAGCACCTGAGGACGCAACTGGACTACCAAACTTTACAAATATTACGGGTTATACAACACCTGCTGACGGGGATTTAGTTTACAACATTAACTGGACACCAGGTAAATCACTTGGTTGGATTTACTATAATGGAGCATGGAAAGAGTTTGGACTAACAGATACAGCAGACATCAATATTGACTCTTATAACAATAGTACAATTATTGGTATTGGAGTTGCACCTAATAACCTTTATAGAGTGAATGTCAATGGTAATGTAAGGATTGATGGAGACGTTGTTGGAACTGGTCGAGGTGTTGTAGGTCCTGATAAGTATATTACTAGAACTTATACAGGAGACGGAACTCAATTAACCTTTAATATTACAACCTACTCAGGTATTCAACATACAGATGACTCTGTATTAGTATTCTTAAATGGTGTAGCACAAATTGCTGGCACCAATTATACAGTAGATGCTGGTGGTGCTAACATTGTATTTGCATCTGGAGACGCACCTCTAGCTGCTGATACAATTCATATTATTGAACAACCTATCTAATTTAATAAATAGATTTGGAAGACTCTAAGTAAAATATGGCAGTTACAAGAATTAGTGGTAATCAGATTGCCACTTCAACTCAAGCGATTATTACAACACTATCATTCTTAAATACGAATAGTATTTTTAGACTGCCTAGTGGAGATACCGCAAGTAGACCAACTGGTGTTTCTGTTGGAACTATTAGATTTAATAGTCAAGAGGACTCTGCAGAAATTTATAAGGCAGATGATGGAACAGGAAGTGCAGGTTGGACTGAAGTAGCAGGTGGAGGACCTTCTGTTGGTAATGATGCGATCATTAGAACTAACGGAGTGACTCTTACTGAACCAACTACAGTTGGACCTACTGCAAATGGAGATGAAAAATTCACTCATGGTTTTCATTTTGGAACTTTAACTTTAGGTGCAAGTGCAAACCTAACAGTTGAAAGTGGTGCAGGTCTTCAAATCGTTGCAACGGACAAATTACTTGCCTATCAATCTGATATTAATCAACCTGGTAGAATTTTACAAGTAGTAAAAGGTTCTGAAGTTGCAACTGGTAACTCAACACCACTAGAAAATGAATATAGAGAGATCAATACTGCATATAGAACAACTTTCAACTTAAAATCAACTAATCCCCAACTCAAAGTTACATGGGTATGTAATGGAGAATTGGACGGAACTATGCCAAGAACCGCTTGTAGATTTTATGCTTCTGTTGGTTTTAGTTCTGTTACAGCATATGGAAGACCTATGTTCTTTGGTTCTCCAAATGATGCTGACATACAACAAGCAGCATCTTCTACTGTAACCAATATGTTTCCTGTAACTGCTGTTGGTGGATCAGAGGTCACAGTAACAATATACTGGTCTGCTGAAAATGATGCAACAGGTTCTAATATAAACTTTGGTCAAACATGGGCTCAGTTTGGTAATGTGCCTATGGCATCATTCCTCATAGTCGAGGAAATTGCTACTTAGCAATCTTCTAAATAGTCTTAGTGACTAAATAAATACATACAACAAGGATAAACTAGGATGGGAACCCTCAATTGTACAAATGTTAATGCCACACAGGTGACTGTCGGAACTGGTGGTGTTGCTTTCCAAGATGGCTCCAGTATGACTTCTGCTCAGACAGGAACTTTGAATGATCTGAACAACGTATCTGCTGGTTCGCCCTCAACTGGACAATTCCTTCAATGGAATGGTTCAAATTGGGTCAATGCAACAGTTCAGCAAGGTATTGAATCTGGAACTAGGTCTCAAAGACCTTCAAGTAATCAGTTAACAACTTTCCGTTGGAATACTGAAACTCAAGTTCATGAATCATACTTTGATTATGGTGGAGAAAACAACGTAGCAGGTTGGCACGCTGTTGGTGGTCGTCAACTAATTGCACACGCACAAAGAAAGGATGCTTGGAGTAGTTTTGACTTATTTTGGGGTCAATCAGTAAGTAGAACCTCTGGTAGATACGCTGGTTATGAGATCATGATCTCATTATTTGAACCCAATGGTGGTAACGGAGAATATTATATGCGTTTCATTCGTGGTAATGGTAGCGTAGATAATGGTGGAAGATACTACCATACTGTTAGATCACACCATATTAATGATGGTTTCCCAAGAAACAACGAAAACGGACAAGACCTAATTAGACTTATCAACTCTGATAACTCATATGACTTAGGTTCAAACGGAGAATCCTCATTCGTTTATCGTATGTTTGTTGGTAATACACCCAACAGTAGTACATGTAACTACTGGGCATATTGTATTGAGGGTGGTGGATACTCAAACCAAGGTGGACAGAGAATCCATATTGGTGGTAACTGGAGATGTGACCACGCAGAATCAAACTCATACCCAATTAACGGAATCCAAATGATTTGTAATAGAAACATGAGGAACGTTGGTCAAGGTGTGAACTGTATAATTAGTGTCATGGGAGTTTCTGGATTTGAAGGTGCAGAACTTTATGACTCATATATGCAACCATAACGAGGTATTAATCAATGTCTATTCAAGTAGTTGAAGGAAACGTAACAGGTCTGAGAGAAGTCTCAGATGAAGAAAAACTCGCATGGTGGCGAGAAAATATTGGGGGTCCTGAAGCATATGAGCATATTGCTGTTGATGGAACTAATCCAGACACAGACTCTAACCTCATGGAAAAGAGAACTTGGTCAGAAGAAGAGTGGAAAACTTTTGTATTGAAGCATGGACACCACCCAGACACATATAAGTATGATTTATCTTATGTCGCTAATAGAAGAGCAGAATATCCTGATGAAACAGATCAAATGGGTGTCATATGGGACGTAATAAAAAAAATATCAGAAAGTGGAGTTGATATTGGACAAAGTGGAAAAGATATGCTACAATTATTTGAGGATATAAAAGCTAAATATCCTAAACCAGAAATACCAGACTCAACAGAGTAATCCTTTATGGATCTATTTGCGACATATATTCATAGATTTCAAATCTATGATGATGATTTAGTGACCCAAATCATACAACACATTAAAAAACAACAAGAAGTTTCTGAAGCACAGAAACTTGAAGGCTCATGTAATAACGTATCAGGAGAGTATTCTGTACGTGGACATGGGTCTTTTCATTCTAAGGACGATCTTGCTGAACTAGATACAGAGTGGTCAAAAAAACTTAGAGCATTATTGTATCAAGTTAGTTGTGATTATTGGTATCATTTTACCAACGCAACATTTTCGCCAGTTCCCTCAGAAGATGAATGTTCTATTCAATGTTGGGGAGTTGTTCTCAACAAAGGAGGAATATCACAGGTTCATTCACACCCCTGTTGTAAAATGGCAGGTGTTATGTGGTTAGATGTTCCTGAGAGAATAGGTAAGAAAAGTGACAACGGACAGTTTCATGATGAAGGAACATTTTGTGTAAGAGACCCAAGACCTGCTGCTCACATGGATATTGCCATTGGTGGAGAGGTGTGTAGGTTCGTACCATCAGCAATGAAAGGTATGGTTTTTCCTAACTGGTTAGATCATTATGTTAATCCTCATTATGGAGACGAAGATAGAATTTCTATCGCATGGAATACTGAGTGGAATCTCAAAAACAACTTTGGACTCATTAAATCAAACAACTAATTTACTATGGACTTATTTCATACTCATGTGCATGAGATACAATTACAAGAAGCAGATACACTTTGGGATAATATCATCACTCATGTAAAAGAGGAACGAGAAAAAACCCCTCATACAAAACGAAATAGGTATTCTCTTACAGGAGAGAATTCATATCATTCAGAAGATAATTTATGTCAATTAGACACAGAGTGGTCGAAACAACTTAAATTGTTATGTTATAAAGCAACTGAAGATTTTGCACAAACAGAGAAGAAACCTTTATTGGCAATAGATAAAGTTTTTATAAATTGTTGGTGTATGATTATGGGTAGAGGTGCATACTCTATTCAACACTCACATCCTGGTGCCATTTATAGCGGTGTATTTTGGTTGCAAGTGCCTACTGAAATGCCAAGAGATCAAGGACAATTCGTAGTTGTTGACCCAAGACAAGGAGCAAGGTTATCAATGTATAATCCAGAGGGATTTGATGTTGCACCAACGAGGTCTCATGGTATTGTATTTGAGTCATGGTTGGAGCATCTCGTACAACCTCATTTCATAGATGGAGAAAGGATTTCTATATCATGGAATGTCGCTTTCTAAAGTGTCATATCGGATACTTTACACTAGGGTAAAAATGTGCTATATTAAATAGGTAGTTTAGGCAAAAAAGATGCCACAGTTTACCCTCACTTGTACTGACGAAGACGAGACAGTAACAAGTAAAGAGTTTGAAGCAACAATTTTAAATGAAGTTGTTGAAAAAACTCAAGACTTCCTACATGGTGTAGGTTATTGTTTTGAGGAACTTCAAGTTAAAGAATCGATTGATACAGATGATAATGACTCATCTATTTTAACATTCAATCGATAATATATAATCAAAGTAGTTTATTTAAAACTCAGAATCACACATGGGCAAGACATTTCGTAGAGGTGGGTCAGAAAGTGGCAATTACTCTTATGGCAAATCTATTCGTGACAAAAGGCAACGTGGCACAAATCGTACATCTCAAGGAGATTATTCACATGAATATCAATCCAAAGGAAAAGACAGAAGAAAAAATTCTGGAAATTCCGACAAAGATTGGAAAAGATATTGATGACTATGATGACATAGAGATCGAAGATGGTTCAGAGATAGGCTATGAAATTGAATACACAACTCAATACTAAAGTCTATGAAAGATCAAGGTTCAGTAGGATTAAATGAATCACCTGCTGTAAAATATCAGAGGGCATTAGACCTCTTTACAGAGTCGGTTATGAAACCAGACCACGATTTGCGTGGGTGTGCTTATAATCAAGATTGTTTTAGCGAATTGATGGAAATAAGGCAACACGTCTTACACTATCTTTCGACTTTGAAATCATCACAAAACTATCAAAACCCTGATGAGTCAGATATAATAGAGAGTGAGAAATTACACGAAACAGCACCACTTTCTAAATGGCGATAATGGGTATTATTAAATCTTCCTTATTGGACACCGATCAAAAAGTAGTCTTAAAAGACGCTATCTTATTATATGTTACGAATTTACAGAAAAAGCATTTTCGTGACAACATGATTGATGAATCTCTATACACTAAAAAAATGCAAGAGATACAACAACTCGTGGAAACTTTACATCTAAATGATCTATACAAATTAACATGACAGTAAAATGTATCCGCTTTATTAGTGGAGAAAATGTCGTTTGCGACTTGAATGAAGAAACAACAGAGTCAATTAAGATTTCAGAAGCTATTGTTGCTATACCTGCAAATCAAGATGGAACTCAATTAGCATTCGCACCATTTGCACCATTGCAAGACCCAGATGTTCCTTACCTAGAAATTGACAAAAAATTTGTCATGTATATAACGAAGGTTACACCGAACTTAGAAGAACAATATAATAAAATGTTCAATAGAGTTCATGTTCCTGAGAAAAAACTTATATTGTGACAATTTAGAAACTGGTTGAGTCATGTTGCATACTCAACCTTTTTGATGTACAATAATTGTATTATGAAACTTAGACCAATGGCGATCACAAAAGATATTCAAGATGTTGCAACCGCACTCAAGGAGCAACTACCCTCTATTTGTGATGAGTGGAATACTGTATCACTTCCTTTAATGGAAACACTATACAGAAAAAGTTTCAAGAAAATTTTTGAGAACAGACAGACACAAGAAAAAACAAAAGCAATTAGTCCTATTATTGATGAGATTATTGCAGAGAAAATTCAAGAGAAAGTTTCTAACTTCACTATTACAGAGGGAAAAGGATTTGACTATACACTCAATGACACAGAGATAGAGTGGAAGAATAGTCTATCTGACTCAGACTCATGGACAGGTAATGGATATAGAAAAACTAATTGGCACGTTTTATGTAAATTCATTCCTAATGAAGATGGTGTTATCGAGAGTTATTTTGCTTGCATCATACCTTACGATATGATAGAATCTAATTGGAGTGAAACTGGTAACAGTAATTTCAGTTCATTAAAGTTATTAAAAGATGATAACTTAAACATTATTAAAGTTGCAGGTACTTTAACATCTGCTAAAAAATATCTAAAACCCCAGTTCGTCACAGTATGATTTCATTTCTATTATTCAATGCAGGTTTTCTAAACCTGATGTTTTATATTTTTGCAATAGGGTGTGCAATTTCATTTGCACTTGAGCAATACATCAAATTTAGACCTCTATCAGTTGACTCAACTATGAATGAGAGGAATATGTATATAGTCCAAAGCAATAGAAGATACTGTTGGAGACAAGCATGGATAACCAATTTATGTTGGTTTTTATGTAATGTCGGATTATATTTTTTCGCAAGAAATATGCAAACAACACAAGTGGATACATTTTGGAACGGAATATAATTCATTTAAAAGATTGTATTGAAGGAATGAGAGAACTTGATGATGGTTCGATAGATGCTATCATCACTTCCCCACCATATAACCTCAATATTAAATATGGTCTATATGCTGATAATAAACCTAAACATGATTATCTTGATTGGTTAAAGACAGTATTTAAAGAGGGAAAACGTGTCTTAAAAGATGAAGGACATCTATTTGTCAATATGGGTTATTCAAATGTTGACCCCTATGTTGGCATGGAAGTTGCAATGACATTAAGAGACGATTGGGTATTACAAAATAATATTAATTGGGTTAAATCTATTCATGTCAATGATAAGACAAGTGGACATTTTAAACCAATTAATAGTAAAAG